TGGTTCGGGGACCTGATCCCCAACTGGGACCTGCTAGAGCCGACCCATGGCGGGGTCAAGTTTTCGTACGGCGGGAGAATCAAGGTTCTCAATCCCGGGCACATCTATTGGTACTGGCCAGCCATTTCCAAAGTGGAAACTATTCCAACCAAGCGCCAGACAATGAGTTTTAATCAACGACTTACAACGTCGGATGAGACTACTATTTCGGCAACGATTGTGATAGCCTACGAAATTGATGACGTTTTGAAAGCCCTTGTTGATACGTGGGACTTCGAGGATACGGTGGTTGAGGTCAGCCAAAAGCTGAGCGTTCAGCCCCTGATGTCTCGTACGTTCGCGGACAGCCGGCGCGATCTGGCTGAATCAAATGCGATGATCAATGAGTTGCGTAGGAGCGCTCGAACGATCCTCTCGCCATACGGTGTGAAAGTACTCGATGCCTATGTCAAGGACTACACTGTGACGAAGGTCCTCAGCCACGACGGTGAAGGCTTTTCATTTAATCACGAGGAAGAAGATGAGTAACGACACACAGACGCCAGAGGCTGCAGAGCCGAAAGCACCGAAGGTTACAAAAAGAGAGCTTGAGATACAGCTCGCGATTGCCACGTCCGAACTGTCCATGATCTATGATCGGGCCAAAAGGGTGCTGGCGACATTGCGCGCACAGAATCAGGATGATCTCGGCGTTTCCGGTAAGGCCGCTCTTGTCGCGCAGATTCAGGTTCTCGAGGACCTGTTCGGTGACAATGTCCTGTAAAGGCTGCATGAGTATTCGGCGCTGGTGGCTGCGGCTGATCGGCGTTGAGGCCGCCATGGTTGATCAGGCTAAAAACCTGAGAGCATACCAAGGCGGTTTTAATCAGCAGATTCTGGAGACCTGCCAAGAGCTGGCCACGCGAGTCAGTGAACTTGAAGACCAGTTGACTGAGCAAGAGGTCCTCAAGAAACTTGCCGGCAAGGGAAAATAACAGCGGGTTTTTTTAGCCCGCGCATAACTCCCGTTCGGGGTGGACGCACCCGTCCCTTTGTCATATAGTCGTATGATGAAAGCGAAACCTAAACCCAAATCAGAAATGCAGCAAGCCGTGCAGAAATTATCCCGGCAGCATGCGACAACCGTGCGTAACAGCACTGAAACGATTGTTGGGTCTCGCAGAACGCGACTCATATCGGTCAGTCGAACATTCGAGACTTACCTTGGGAATCACTAGCTACTTACTCTCAGCAGGAATTTCTGCTGTTATGGCGGCGGCGGCATATTACGGATTAAAACGATGGCTTCAAGATCAAAACATTCAGGTCCCGTCCGCAGTTACGGCACTCCTACTGAGCGGCCGGTCCCGGGCGAAACTACTCGTAAGCGCCCTCGTGTCGGTGATAAGGACCCAAATTACAAACCGCCTAAGAAAGAAGCCAGAAAGCCCCGACCAAAAAAACCCGTAGCCAAGAAGCCGAAAGGCCCACAGGCTGGCGCCGGTTCGAAGTTTCGTGATTGGCGCGGAACCCGCGGAGCCATCGAGGACGCAGAGAGATAATACATGGGCGTACCCGCTACCAGTAACCTGACACAAATCCAAGGTGAACTGGCTCGGCGGCACCTTACCAAGTTTTTCGTAGACGCATGGCCAATGATGGACCCGGCCCAGTTCTGCCCTACATGGCACTTGGAGGCGCTGTGCGAGTTCCTACAGTATGTCTCTACCGGAGACATCCGGCGCCTGATAGTATCCATGCCCCCTCGTATGACGAAGTCCCTGAGCTGTTCCGTGGCTTGGCCGGCATGGGAATGGATCGACAACCCAGCTTCGCAATTCCTCACATCATCCTATGACTTGGGGCTCTCCACCCGTGATGCCCTGAAGTCCCGCCGACTCATGGAATCGAATTGGTACAAGGATCGCTACGGGCACTGCTTCAAATTCAGAGACGATGAAAACACCAAGTCCAGATACTCAAATACCATCGGCGGGCATAGGATCGCTATTTCGTCAGGCGGCCGAACAACTGGGGAAGGCGGGGATTACATCCTCCTTGATGACTCGCATAACGCCCGGGAAGCGTACTCTGACGTTAAGCGTGAATCCATCATCGAGTGGTACGACAACGCCATGCGCTCGCGTCTCAATAACCAGAACACGGGTCGTATCGTCCATGTCGGACAGCGGGTACACGAAGCGGACGTAATCGGTCACGTCATCAAGAAAGAGGGGCGCTGTACGGTCGAGGAGAACGGCAAGTGGGTTCACCTTGTCATGCCAAATGAGTTCAGGCCAGCTACGCGCTGCGAAATCTCACTGCCGAAAGAGATCAAGAAGGCTCTGAAGGACCCCGAGTACAAACCGAAGGTCATCTTCAAGGACCCTCGAGAGGAGAAGGGAGAGCTACTGAACCCCGCACGACTGGGCGCTGAGGCAACCAAATCTCTCCGGCCGCCTATTGGTATGTCTCTGCGAGATTACAATTCTCAGTACCAGCAGGACCCGTCCGCGGACGATGGCCTGATCCTTAAGCGCTCGTGGTGGCAGGACTGGGTATGGCCAGACTGGCACCCGGATTCGCACAAGCGCCGGCCCATGCCTGAGTGCGAAGCCATCATACAAATATACGACACTGCGTTCGAGGAAAAGGAGGAGAATGATTTCTCCGCCCGAACGACGTGGGGTATCTTCGTCCATTTCCCCGAAGTGATGGATGAGGTCACAGGGCAGATAAAGAAGCTCAAAGAGAAGCGCTGCGCGATCCTGCTTGAGGCATGGCACGACAAGGTTGCGTTCCCCGACCTGCGGCGCGAGGCGATGAAGTCGTACGACGACTGGAACCCTGATCTGGTCCTGATCGAGAAGAAGGCCTCTGGTCACTCGCTGATTCAGGAGCTGCGAAAATCAGGCGTACCTGTGAAGGCAGTCGATCCGAAGGGCAGGGACAAGATCATGAGGGCTCACCTGTCAGCCGCTCCTCTGGAGCAGGGCTGCGTTCACTGGGTCCCGGGTCACACCGAGGGTGAGGCAGTGATTGAGGAATGCGCGAAGTTCCCAATGGGCGCGAACGATGACTGGGTGGACACTGTCGTTATGGTATTGGCGTACCTGAGACGTGTGGGCTCAATCGATTACTACGATGAAGACGAGGGTGAGATGAATTTGTTTCGGCCGCGAGAACGCACGAGGGGAATTTACGGGTAGCAAACCGGCTCCCAAATCAGGGATTTATGGTGGCGCATCCTGTAGTATTCTCCTGATGACGATATATTCAAAGCCGAAAAAACCACATCAGCCATCGCCGGGAGAGCGCACGATGGTAAATAATGTGGGCTTTATTTTGGATGAATTGCTCGCTGGCAGGATTGCCGGCTTGGCAGTCTGCGCCATGAGCGACGAAGGAGAGCCAACAGCTCTCTATATCAACGCGTCGGAAGAAGATGTTCTGCGCGAACCAATTGAACGATTGAAGGTGATGTACGAGCTGAACCGTGAAATGGGTAAAGCAGACACGTCACCACGCAATAACAGAAGTTACCGGAGCCACTAATGGGCAATGAAGATACAGGCTACCTCGGCGAGATCGAGAGCGACCCGATGGAAACGACGAAAGTCGATGGTGCCATCGTATCTCAGGACGGCGATGACATCATCGTTGATCTTGACGGGCAAGCGGCCGACACCCCCGAAGAATCTGGTGACTTCGATGAGAACCTTGCCAACCTGCTGAGCCCCGGCGACCGGCGCGCACTCGGCGAAGACCTGATAAAGGCTGTCGAGGAAGACGAAGAAACCCGCACGGAATGGAAGGAGCGCATCAAGGAAGGCCTTGAGATCATCGGCGTCAAAGAAATCCCCATGGACACGAGTGCATTCGAAGGTTCGGCGACCGTCACTCACCCGGCCATCGCTGAGGCCATGGTACGCTTTCAGGCGAACGCCATGGAAGAACTGTTCCCATCCGAGGGTCCAGTCAAAACGAAGGTTATCGGCAAATCCAATGTTGAGCGTGAGGAGCAGGCCGTACGTGTCAGCGACTTTATGAACTACCAGCTCACCGAGGAAGACGACGAGTATTTCGACAGCACCGACCAGATGACCATGTACCTGCCGTTCTCTGGCTCAGCATTCAAGAAGGTCGGATACCGGCAGTCGCTCGGCGTCACACAGTCGCGCTTCGTTACAGCGGAAGACTTCATCGTACCTTACGACGCCACATCACTCAAGACCTGCCCGCGATACACGCACAAGTACACGCTGACAGGGAATGAAATCAACCTCGGTATCGATGAGGGGGAATTCATCCCTGATCCGCAGATTGATCCTGACGGTGCCCCGGTAGGCTCGCTCGACGACGACAACGAGATGAGGAATGAATCCGACACTCGCGTTGGCCAGCGAGCTGACGACGATGTTACCTACAAGATTTACGAGGTCCATGTCGAAATGGTCTTCGAGGAATTCGACGTTCCTGCCGGCGACGACGAGCATCAGGTCGCGCTACCGTACATTGTTACCATCGAAGTAGACTCAGGAGAAGTTCTTGCAATCCGACGATGCTGGAAAGAGGGCGACCCCAGACGCCGCAAGCGCGTCTATTTCATACACTATAAGTTCCTGCCGGGTCTCGGATTCTATGGCTGGGGATATCTACACATCATCGGTTCTCTCGGTAAGGCCGCATCCGGAGCCTTGCGTGCATTGCTTGATGGCAGTGCTACAGCCTCGCTCCAAGGCGGGTTCAAGTCAAAAGAATCAAAGGTGGCTGGGGAATTCGTATTTACTCCGGGGGTCTGGAAAGACGTAGACATGACGGCCGAGGACTTGGCCAAATCGTTCTACACTCCGCCATTCAAGGAGCCTTCCCCCGCTCTGTTCCACACACTGGAATTGCTGGTCAACGGCATCCAGAGCTTCAGCTCAACGACAGAGGCCATGACTGGCGCTGGCGATAACAAAGGGCCTGTTGGGACAACCTTGGCGCTCATCGAGCAAGGCTCCAAGGTATACTCTGGCATCCATAAGCGGATGCATAAAGCTGCGCGCTTCGAGTTCAAGCTCATCGCTCAGCTCAACTTCGAGCACATGGAAGGCGAGGAATATCCGTACGACGTGACTGGCGGAGATCGCACCGTACTGGTCAGCGACTTCGACGGCCGGGTGGATATTATCCCAGTCTCGGACCCGAACATCTACTCCAACGTACAGCGCGTAGCACAGGCTCAGGCGGTTCTCGAACTGGTCATGAGCGACCCTGAGCTGTACGGCAAAGAGGAGCGCAAGCAAGCGCACATGGAAATGTACCGTGCGATGCGTGTTCCCGATCCCGAACGATTCTTGCCTGATAATGATGTCAAGCGACTGGACCCGGTCACGGAGAATCAGTCGATTCTTACAGGCGGCGCAGTCTCTGCATTTCCTGAGCAGGATCACCAGTCACACATCCAAGCGCATGAGCTGTTCATTCAAGAAGCGCAGGGCATGGGGCTTGATGAGCAGGTCCTACAGGCCGCGTTCATCAATATGCAGGCGCATTTGGCTGAGCATCACGCGCACGCGTACAGGCTGCGTATCGAGCAGGAAATCGGCGCAGCGCTTCCTGATACGGACTTCAACGACGTGGACGAAGACGTTCCGATGGCATTGGACAACATGGTTGCACGCGCAGTCGCGCAAAGTGTAGCACCGCCGCCGCCCGCACAGGGGCCAGAGCCTTCCGAGGAAGAACTGGCCCAGCAGGCGCACGAGCAGAAGATGAAGCATCTGGACGAGATTCATCAGCAGAAGATGGCGCAGAAGCAAGAGGATCACGATCTGGATATGCGTATCACTGGTGCCCGTGCGAGCGCTGACGCTGATATCAAAAAGGATGTGGCTGCCGCGGATAACCGCAATAAGATCGTGAAGAACACGCTGGATGCCGCTGGTCAGGCTGCGAAGCTGAGCCCAGAGTAATGGCCGCCACGCCCCCAGAAGTCAGGAAGGCGCGGGCGTTCCTTCGGAGCAATGGAGTCACCACGAAGGAGATTCCACCGCGGAAATTTGCGAACGCTGCGAAGGAATTAAACAAAGGATTTCGCGAGCTACTTCGCTATATAATGCAGCTCAAATCTGGTGGACAGAACCAGTCGCTGCAGCGCAGGGAAAACATCCGGCGGGAAGCTGAAAACTAATCTGATCTACTTTAGTACATAATTAGTAGACACTGATATACGGGAGCATATCAAGAATGGCGGAACAAACAATCCAACCAACCAGCGGAGTCTCATGGCTCCATGACACCCTGCTCAAGATCACTGAGGCGCGCAGCGAGAAACTGATGCGCGGTATCGCCAATGGCGTACCGGATCACGAGTACAAGCAGATGGTTGGCAGGTTCAGAGAAAACGAGCGCTTGCTCAAAGTCACCATCCCCGAGTTGTTCACTGATTTCTATCAGGCTGACGACGACGGCGAAGAAACAGGCGAGTTGGAGGAACTCAAAGATGACGGATAAGAAATTCCCGGTACCAATCCCAGTCGGTTGGAAAGTAATTGTTGAGCCCAAGGCGGCGAAGACAGAGAGCGAGAGCGGCCTTGATCTTTCGGCCACTCAGGACGCTCAGGAACATCTGGTTTACATCGGCGAGATCGTCGCTGTTGGTGAGTCTGCATTCAAGACGAAAACGTCTGGCGGTGTTGACCTGAACTCATGGAAAGTGAAACCGCAGCTCGGCGACAACGTAATGTTTTCTCCGTACGGCGGCTTGCGCATCCATCGCTGCGGCACCAAGAAGCACCTGATCCTGCTGAATGACACTGATATTCACGCGATTCTGGATAATCTGGACGACTACTACTCGTGGATTGACGTTTAAGCGAGGGGTTTTTTTATAGTGCAATCTGGTAAGTTTCGGGTTGCATTATTTGTAAAGAACGCTCACACTTCAATTCTGCTCCCCACTACGGGCGGCAGGAACAAAGCACAGTCTCTGGACTGGAGGACAATATGGGAAAGCAAGAAGACTACGTGGTAGAGTCAGATTTTGATGACTTGCACGGTGACCCGGCAGAAGCTCCCGACTTGGAGTTGAACCTGTCAGACGAAGACAACCCGATCATTCAGGCCGCGCTCAACGGTGACGACACCGAATGGGAACCGCCTGCAAAGGATGATGAGGAGCCTTCAGAAGACGAGGACGACGACGAGCTGGAAGATGCGACTAGCGATACGGACGATGACGACGATGAGTCTGAACTGGACGACGATAGCTCCGCTGATGACGGTGAGGAAGAAGACGAGGAAGATGAGAGCGACGACGAGAAATACTCGAAGTCAGTTCAAAAACGCATCGACCGAGAACGAGAACTCAGACGCCGTGACAAGGAAGACGCTGATCGCAGGATAGCGAAACTGGAAAACCGAGAGAAGCTGAGAGACGCTGAATCCGAGTTCTCCAAGGCTGAGCAGGAAGCGAGCAGCAAGCTGAGGAAGCTGAAGCAACGAAAGGTAGATGCTCTTGAAGAAGGTGAGACAGCGAAAGTTGTCGATATTGACGATGAAATCCTCGATATCAAAGCCGACCTCAAGGCTCAACAGATCGAGCTAAAGCGAACCAAGGCCGAAATCGAAAGCAACAACGACTCCACAACTGGCTCCGACAACACGCCGGCAGCCGGGAAAAAGTTTCTTGAGAAGTACCC